CGAAACGGCTTTGTCTACGTCCGGCTTAGAAACAATACCAATGAATTAATTCAAGCCTTCAACGAAAAGGTTTCTCCGGTTTACGGACTTCCTGTTCTCGTAAAGTGGGTTGTCAATCGCTACGAAGTGCAGGGAAGAGACACCAGCAGATACCAGGATTGGGGTTCGTTCTCTGCCTTTCTTCCAAGGCACGGTTCTCAGCACTCTTTGAATTTTGAGGACGGGCAGGGAGGCGATGTTTCGTTCATCTATTCAAGACAGTTCATGCCTTTCTCTGCTATTCCCTCTGGAACAGACGGGGCAGGGACGGTATTTGTCATGCCCCACACCTATCGTAATCCGGTAGATTTCTCCTGGAATTACATAGGCGACCTAAGCTCCCCTGAATTCCTTCCAGCCAAGCCCACGGGTACATCCGCAAGAATGATGCTGTTGTATTGGGACTTGGATGCCAGCACTCCGTTGATTGCGACGGGGACGTTCCTGGCAGAAAACCTTACTGGAACCTCCTCCGTGCTTTCCGCTATTCCGGTGGTCACAAACTCAAGGCACATCCCTCTCGCGGGAATTAGATTGGTTTCGGGAACGCAGTCTTTATTGTGGGACAACATATACGACATTCGGCAATTCGCTACAACCACGCCTGGGGTTTTTGGCGGAGGCTTTGCGGTTCAGGATGAGGGCATACCTGTAGGGACTGGCACGACCCTCAACTTCGTGGGCGGAAATGTTGTGGCAAGTATTTCCGGCAGTGTTGTTCAGATATATGTCACCGGATCGGCTGGCGGAGTAACTTTCTCTGGTGTTGACCAGATAGGGATATTTGGACAGGACGAAGGAGTGCCGGTTGGCACGGGCACGATCTTGAATTTTGTTGGAACCAACGTGGACGTTTCTCGTAGTGGAACAGTGTTAAGGGTGTTTGTTACGGGTTCAAGCGCAGGGACAGTTTTTTCCGGAGTAGACCAGATAGGAATCTACGCCTTGGACGAGGGAGTTCTTTTAGGAACCGGAACGCGGATAAACTTTGTTGGCGCGGGAGTTACTACCACCATTTCGGGGACGATGCTGAATGTGGACATCCCCGCAGGATCGCCAGGCCCACAGGGGCCGCCAGGAGCGTTCGGGGTCGCAACGTGGGATGAGGGGATTCCAATTGGAAGCGGAACTGTTATGAATTTCGTAGGCGCGGGTGTAACCGCTACTTTGTCGGGTACAGTGGTAAACGTTGCGGTCTCAAGTAGTTACATAACCACTATCTTGGATCAAACCGTGCCTACGGCTGGGCAGGCCAACTTCGACGTGCGCGTTTCTGGTACATACTCAAGAATCGAAATCATGCTCAACGGAAAGATTGAAGGGGCGGTGACAAACGACGTAGTATTTCTCTACTTCAACGGGGACACGCTTGACACCAATTACAGGTATGGTCAACATAGAGCCGCAGCTACTCACGCTTATTCTGCCGGGGACGACCCAAGAATTGCAATTCTCCCAGGAACAACAGCCACGCGCTCAAACGCTCCGGGTTCTGCCTTGATTACCATACTTGATCCATTTAATTCATCTTACGAAAAAACCGCAAGGAGTTTCGGTGGAATAAGATTCGCAACCGACTCTGAGCTATGGGACTATTACTTGCAGTGGGAAAGCGCGGCTCCAATAGATAGAATCTTTTTACGAAACTCGCTAAATTCAGACTTCGCCTCTGGCACACACTGTAAGATATACGGGTACGAGTAACCCGCTACGACAAAGTTTACACCGTGTATTTGTGGCAATACTCTCACCAAACTCTCATTCGCAAACATGGTAAATAACAGGCGTTTCGGGGTAAAATAGTACAAACGTTCAGGAGAAAACCTATTGAAATGCCGATATTGCGGACATGGACGGTTGTGGAAAAGAAGAAACGCAAGAGGAATGACCCAGCTAGAGCAACATCAGTGCCCTAAATGCTTGAAATATCAGTCTCTCCCCCCAAGACATCCTAGATCAGCCAAAATTCTGTTACTCGATATAGAGACTTTGTATATGGAAGTCAAGGGGATATGGGACTTGAAGCACAACGACTATATCTCTCCAGGCAACATTACGAAGGATTGGTCTATTCTGGCATGGTCAGCCAAGTGGTTGTTTGAACCGGAAATTATGGGGCAGGTCGTAACACCCAAAGAAGCGATGAACAGAGAAGAGGGAAGTATTCTAAAGGGGATGTGGAAGTTGATGGATGAGGCGGATTTTATCATCACGCAGAACGGAGAGGGGTTTGATTTTCTCAGGCTCAATTCCAAGTTTCTCAAATACGGCTACACTCCCCCATCTCACTATCTGAGTGTGGATACCCTTAAGGCGGCGAAGAAAGTGATCTATCTCCCTTCCTACAAATTGGACTACATTGGCAAGAAGGTGTTGGGTATTGAGGGAAAGATGAAGATGAGCATGGAAGATTGGGACTCTTGTGCGGCAGGAGACAAGAACGCTCTTCAAAAAATGCTTGCGTATTGCAAAATAGACATCGCCCCGTTGCTGGAGGACTGGTATCTTCACCTCCTTCCCTGGATTCCAAGCCACCCCAATCTCAACATCTTCACCAATCACGACAAGGACGTGTGCCCAAAATGCGAAAGCACAGATTTGAAGTGGGGAAAAACCTACAAGACGCCGCAAGGTCTCTGGGATTCTTTTTCCTGCTCTGCTTGTGGGTCAATTGGCAGGGGAACAAAAAAGGAACACAATATCAAAAAGGTACATATAAAATAAGGCAGTTGAAGACTCTTGATTGGTGAAGTAAAATTGGGTATATGAAGCGCATAATCCCCGACACTGACAGCCAGAAAATACGCCTAATTCCTGAGATCATGGCGGAGGTCGCAGGGAGTAACCGCCTTCTCTTCGGAAACGCAGAGACGGGGGAGCCTGGTTTGTTGGAAATTATCCGCAACATCAGCAAAAACACGGACACCCTTATGGCGAAGCAGGCGTCCATTGAAGAACTGGAGCGCAGGGTGAGAGATATTGAGGATCGTCACAAACGGATAGACGCATTATCGAGCAAGCGGGATAGATATGCTCTCGCCATGTTCTCCATTGCGTTATCTAACGTAGCCATGATTATCTTGTGGATTCTCGGATTCGGTAGATGATGAATTCCATTCAGAAGTTTTGTAAAAAAAGGAAAATCACCAAACAGATCGAAGACGCCTTTACGACGTACTGCCGATCTGTGTATGCGACTAGGTTCTTGATAAACAAGGACGGGGATACGATTCAGCAGATTGTCAGCAAGATGACGGAAGAAGAGGTGAAAAAAGCGTGGGGGGAATTCGTCCTTGACCTCAAAGCATCAATTTCTAAATGACGTTTTGAACTCGTAGGCGTTTGCCACGAGCCTGCGGGTCTGCTTCGAGAGCGAGTCCCATACAAAGGGGTATTTCTCTATAAAACGGACGATCTCATCGAAGACGCTAATCGTAGCCAGGAGCCTTACGGTGGAGAACTCCTCCACTTCAAACTTGACGTTCTTGAAATTGCCCCTTTTTGACCAATAGGCCAGTGAATCCCAGTATTCTTTTTTACACCACGACGCTACTGCGTCTATCATCCCTGCGGAATACCTGGCAAAGAGCTTTCTGTGGTTTTCAAACATCATGGGCGGGTTAAAGACCGGGAGGGGGTTTACGAATTGATTCATCTTACCTCCACGTTCATTACATCGTTATAAATCACCATGTCGCACTTTATTGATTCTGTATATATGTCCAGAACTGCACACGAAATATCTTTTGTTGTGCCGTCTGCAAAAAACACCGTGTAGACCGGAGTATTCTTATACACGGCAAGAACCAGAGCCGCAGTAAGCAGGAACACAAACGCGGAGATGAACCAGTCTTCTTTTTTAATTTTAGGTTTCATTTTATCCAATACTCCATTCGTTCTTTATTTTCCATGCTCCACTAAGTATCTCTTTCTGAGTGTAGTATGGCTTGAACTCTTTGCCAAGTTCTGTCTCCAACAACTGCTTTTCTTTTATGGCTTGCAACTGTACGGAAATATCTTCGATTTCATGGTTTTTCAAGCCGTCGTTCCTTTTTTCTTCAAGAAGAAGAAGCCACCTTTCGTTTCCAAACTTGCGGATGAACCATTCTTGGTACACCTCCCAATCGCGGACGTGCCTGCCGTTACAATTTTTACATTGCTCGTGTAC